AGCGGGACCTAGAGCGGTCGGGGATCAAGATCTTTATCCACCCGACCGAGAACCATCCCAACGGCAAGGAAAAGCGGTTCCTGGCTGTCGCCTGGTCTCATCGAGGCACCGCGACCATTTTCGAAAAGAGTAAGTGGGCCGGGCGCGCGGGACTGAAAGGGCCGTGGGTTCAAGCGCTGTCCCGCGCGCCTGGCGCCGTGGAATGTTGGGGGACCCTGCGGTTTGCCGGCGTGGCCTCCCGCGCCGTCCTGGTCCCGCTAGAGACCGTCGTCGACCAGGCCGACGAGGATGAGGATCCGAAGCCCGAACCCTCTTCCTCTCGCAATCCATTTCCCGACCCCGACCCGGACCCGGACCTCCGATCCTATGAATAGAAACCGCTGCCCGCGAACGCCGTTCGTCGGCGTTCCTCCCCGTCGCCGGGGTGGTTTTCCGGGCGGAAAGGGTAGGGGAACGCAACGAAACCCGTTCGCCTGTTGCCGATGGTTGCGGCGGCGTTGCGGCCCTGTTGCAGATAACCCACTGAACTCAATCGGCTAATCGCGATCGCGGTCACGCGCAACGGGATCTAGGCCGCCGCTCCACATGCGCGCCCATGCACGCGCCCCATGTGTAATCCCTTGTTTCACTGTTGCGACTTGAGAGAGATCTAAAAGGATAAGAAGCTCAATGCTTTACCTGAAACAGGACCGCAACGAGACCGCAACGCGCGGCCATGGCCGTTGCAGCGCCGGCGAACCTGGCCGCCAAGGTGGGTGATGCGCCCCGCCAGTTCCGCCCGCCAGGCTGGAGGCCGCGCGCCACGCGCAAGGCCGAGGCCGATGCACGCCGCGCCTCGGCGTGGAAGCGGGGCTATGACGCCACCTGGTACGAGTTCCGCGACGCCTGGATCCGCGAGCATCCGCTCTGTTGCGAGTGCGAGGCGGGCGGCCTGTCGGCGGCGGCCGAGCACGTCGACCACGTCATCCCGTTCGACGGCGTTGACGATCCGCTTCGCCTGGATCCCGAGAACGTCCAGTCGCTTTGCCGGCCCTGCCATTCTCGCAAGACGGCGGGCGAGCTCGGATGGTCAGGCCCGGCGCGGGCCGGGCCCAAGCCCGCCGGCGTCCCGCCGCGCTGGATCCCGCGCGGCCCTCGACCTCGCGGGACGTGACCCGACCGAAAAGCGACAGGTGCGATCCGATCGCACTTGACCCCGAGGCCGCGCCGGACGTGGGGGGTCAAAATCGAGGGGGTCCAACCGCTTAGGACCGGCGGAGGAAGTCTCTCGATGCAGAATGGAAATTGAACCGGAAAGCCCCTCGGTTCGAGGTTCTGAAAATAGCAGCGATTTCGAAAACCGATAAATGAAAACGCTCTCCCGTGCGGCGGCCTCTTTACGGGGCTCGGGCCGGGGGTTTGGGGTCATGAGCGCAGGACGAAAGCCGAGCTTCCTCACGCTGATCGAGAACGCGCCCGCCGCCTATGTCGCCGAGAAGGCGGCTGAGGGGAGGGCGAAGGTCACGATCGAGCCGCCGGACCGCGTCGCGGCGCGGCCGCTGGCGTTGAAGTACTGGCACGCCCTTACAGGATGGTGCGCGGCGGCCGGGCTTTTGCAGGACGTCGACGCGATCCAGTTGGCCGAGCTCTCGGAGCTATGCGCCGACCGCGAGGATCTCCGCGACAAGATCAAGACCGATTGGAGCTACAAGACCGTCGGTCGCAACGGGATCCAGTTCAAGACCCGGCCCGAGGTCGCGCAACTCAACCTCGTGAACCGCATGATCTCGTCGCTCGCGGCCGACTACGGCGCGACGCCCGTCGCGCGGCTTCGTCTGTCGGGCGGGTTGCAAGGGGACCTCTTCGGCGACGATGGCGACGGGTGGGGCCTTGGCCCGTCGAACGACCAGGCTTGAGGTCCTCGACGAAGTCACCGCCTATGCGATGGCTGTCGTTGAAGGGTACTACCCGACCGGATGGCTCGTGCGCCTGGCGTGCGAGCGCCACCTTCGCGACATGCAGTTCGGCAAGGAGCGCGGCCTATGGTTCGACGCCGAGGCCGCGCGACGCCTGTTCAGGTTCTTCGCCCGGCTGAAGCACACGCAAGGCCCGTTCGCCGGGAAGCCGTTCGCGCTGTCGCCTTGGCAGATGTTCGTTATCGGATCCGTGTTCGGGTGGAAGCGGACCGACGGCGCGCGGCGGTTCCGGTGGGTCTATTCGTCGGTCGGCAGGAAGAACGGCAAGTCGGCGATGCTCAGCGGCGTCGCGCTCAACTGCCTCGGCCCGGACGGGGAGGCGGCCGCTCAAGTGTTCTCGGCCGCAACCAAGCGCGACCAGGCCCGCGTCGTGTTCAACGAATCGCGCCGCATGGTCGCGACCTCGTCGTTCCTGTCGCGGAAGTTCAAGGCGTCGGCGAACGTCATTCGCCATGTGAACAGCTTCTCGGAATATCGGCCGCTTGCCTCGGACGCCTCGACCCTGGACGGCCTGAACCCTCACTTCGTCGTCGTCGACGAGCTCCACGCCCACAAGAACCGCGACCTTTGGGACGTCATCGCCTCGGCGGTTGGGGCGCGGCTGCAGCAACTTATCTGGATCATCACCACGGCCGGCCACGTTCACGGCGTGAACTCGATCTGCCTCGAAAAGCACGAGTATTCGGTGAAGGTGCTTGAGGGGCTGATCGAGGACGACGCCTGGTTCGCCTACGTCGCCCAAATCGACGAGCTCGACGATTGGCGAGATCCGGCCTGCTACGTCAAAGCGAACCCGAACCTCGGCGTCTCGATCTCGCTCGACGAGTTGATCCGCCAGGCCAAGGAAGCCGAACACCTCCCGTCCGCTCAGGCCGAGTTTCAGCGTAAGCGCTGCAACCTCTGGATCGCGGCCGTCAATCGGTGGTTCGAGGGCGGCCTATGGGATGCGGGCGCCGCGCCGATCGACCCTGAGGAATTGATCGGCCGGCCGTGCTTCGCGGCGCTGGACCTGTCGAGCAAAACCGACCTAACCGCCTTTACGCTTCTCTTCCCGCCCGAGGCCGAGGGCGAGAGTTGGAAAACCCTTGCCTGGTATTTCTGCCCCGAGAAGGGGATCGAGCGGCGCTCGCGCGTCGACCGCGCGCCCTATGAGGATTGGGCCAAGCGCGGGTTCTTGATCCCGACGCCTGGCGCGCGCGTCGACTATGACGTCGTCCTGGCGACGATCGAGGAGCAACGCGATCGCGGGTTCGAGATCGAGGCGATCGCGGTTGACCCGTGGAACGCGGCCGGGATCGAGCAAAAGCTCATGACGCGCGGCTTCGACGTCGTCGAGTTTCGCCAGGGGATGAGGAGCTATTCGGGTCCGTCCAAGGACTTCGAGGCCCTGGTCGTGTCCGGCGACCTGCAACACGGCGGAAACCCGATAACGGCGTGGATGGCCGAGAACGTGTCCGTTCGGGTCGACGACAAGGAAAACTACATGCCGTACAAGGCGTCGCGGACGTTGCGTGTCGACGGCGTCATGACGTTGGTCATGGCGACCGGGCTCGCGTTGAACCCGCCCGAGGGCGCGCCGGGTTGGGTGCTCCCGGCCGGTTATGGGGGGCGCGCGTGAGCGGCCCCCGGTTCCTAGATCGCGTCGCCGGTGCGGTGCGTAGCCTGGCCGGTGAGGCGACCGAACCCCGCGAACTCGATCCGCGATATTGGGGTCCAGGCGGATCCGTCGGGGCCGCCGGGTTTTCAGGAGTCGGAAGCCGGCCGGCCGTTTGGCGGCTGCCGGTTGCGGTCGGGAATCGCAGGGGTGTAGCTCAGTTGGTAGAGCATCGGTCTCCAAAACCGAGGGTCGCGGGTTCGACTCCTGCCGCCCCTGCCATCGATACCGAAGTCGTTCCGTGTGGCGTTGGGCGCCCCGGGACGCAGTCAGAAAGGTCCTAGCATGGTTGCGCGCGTAACGCAGTACCTGCGGGAAACCGGGCAAGAGATGAAGCGCGTCTCCTGGCCGGGCAGAGACGAGCTGAAGGAATCGACACTGGTGGTGCTGGCCACGGTGACGGTCATCACGATCATCCTGTTCGTCGTGGACAAGATCCTGGATCTTGGCGTCAAGGGGATCATCCAGTCCCTGGGTTGACGGGGAAGCAGTACCGGGCAGTTCCCGAATCACCCCCTGAAATGGGACAGTCGTCCCGTTTTTGGGGTGTCTGCGCGTCGAGGCGCTGGAACTGAAGCCGATGGGAGCCGTCCGTGTCCGACAATGACGATCGCAACGGCAACAGCAAAGCCAAGTCCGCCGAGGCTGCAGCGGCCGACGAATCGCTTTTTTTCGACCTGCCGGAGGACGACTACGTCGCGCCGGAGCCCGCAGCCGAGCCGACTGGCGCGACGGCGCGCCCGCGCACGGCCGAAGACGACCTGCTGGACGCTGTTGATCTGCACCTGACCGCCGACGATCAGGCCGAGATCGAGCGCCGTGCCCGGATGAAGTGGTACGTCATCCACGCGAACACCGGCCATGAGAACAAGGTCAAGCGCAACATCGAAATGGCCGTGAAGTCCAACCACATGGAAGAGTACTTCGGCGAAGTGCTGGTCGCGACGCAGGACGTGACGGAGATGAAGAACGGAAAGCGCTCCACCGTGAAGCGCAAGTACTTCCCTTCGTACATCCTGGTCGAGATGGACATGAACAAGGAATCCCAGCACTTCATCAACAGCATCCCGGGCGTGACGCGCTTCATCG